TCAATCTAGAAAGATATTTAATATGAATGATAAATTTTGTAGTATAATAACTGGAGTGACTAGACCCAATGCCGAAAGAGTTTTTAAGAATTTAGAAACAACACTTTCAACGCTTTCAAAATATGATTGCAAGCACTATGCACTCACATATATTTCAGAGGAATCTTTGAAATTAGAACAGATGATAGAAAAAGAAAATCTACCTGTCAAACTCAAATTAATAGAGCCCATAAAAGAAACCATAGGTGGATGGAAGGGAAATTGCTATAGAATGGTTAAATGTATTGAACTATTAGCAAAAGAAGTAGAAAATTTTGAGTCTTTTACCGGTGTTATTAGGCATAGAATCGATTGCGAATTAGAAGAAATAGAAATCCCAAATGTAATAGAAGAAAATGTTTATTATGCTCCAACTATGCAGTGGGGCCCTGTATTTGATAATATCGGAATCATGACTCCATCTGTTTTTAATAAGGTGTTTTATACGGATGGTGTAGATTTTGGCGATAAATGCCCACACACCACATTAGAAAATGCAATCGCTAGTGCAGGGTTTACCAAAAAACCTTTTAATTTTAAAAAGAAATTATACCAGTCAAACGAATCTGAAGTTATGGGGGTTCCTCAATGGTCAAAAACGGACAGAACATTTCATTATAATGACGAGTGGGTTTGTATTAATTGAACAAAGTAATATCCATTTCCGGCAGTTCGGGTGTTGGTAAAACTACTCTTTCTGAATTTTTGTTCTATATTTTGGGAGAAGAAAATATAACAGTGATCAGGGGGGATGACTCCCACAAATGGGAAAGAGAAGACTCGCAATGGGAAAAATATACCCATCTCAATCCGGAAGCAAACAATCTAGAATCCGAAGTCGAATCCATTCTGACTTTGAAGAAAGGTAATAGTGTAACTAGAAAACCTTACAACCATTCTACAGGAAGATTTGATAACGACGTTAAAATACTCCCAAATGATTTTATAATTTATGAAGGATTACATGCCCTCTATGGCGATATGAGGCTGATTTCTGATATTGGCATATTCATTGAAACAGAGGAAAGTCTAAAAAATCAGTGGAAATTGAACAGAGACACTCAAAAGAGAGGTTACACAAAAGAACAAGTGGAAGACATTCTACTCAGAAGAGAGAAGGACGAAAGGTTATATATCATTCCACAGAGAGAAAATGCGGATATTGTTGTTACGTTTGAGGAAAAGAAAGATAAAGCGGTTCACCTAGAGTATAAATGCATGGAAGAGGCAGAGAACGAACTGATGAAGAAGGTTAAAAAGGTGTATGATACGCACAGGGATTTTTTGTCCCTTTGTAAGAAAATATCTTTTGAATACGACCTCATACAACATGGGGGAGGAAATATATCTTATAAATTTGATGACAAAATCATAATCACTTCTTCTGGTAGGGAGATGGGTGAAATTTCCATGCTCGATGGTTTCAGCCTGTGCAATAGCGAGGGATTACAGATTAAAAAATCTAAAGATAGACCTTCCATGGAAGTGGGTCTACATTTGAAAATATCGCACCCCGTAGTTTTACATACTCACCCGATTTACCTTAATACCATACTTTGCTCAGAGGAATCAGAAGACATATTATCAGAAATACTCAGTGAATACGACTATAATTATATCCCATATGCAACTCCCGGTAAGGAATTAAAAGATAAATTCTCACCAAATAATGAAAACAAGATATCTGTTTTAGAGAATCATGGGTTGATTTGTGGTGGTGATTCTTTCGTTGAGGTGTTCAATATTTCCCTACGCATTAATCAAATGTGTAAAAAATGGTTGATCAAGAATTCCAAAATTTTCAAAACTTTTTCCTACAACCATTTAGAGGAAAAGGGTAAATTTCTCTTCCCGGATGCGGTTGTTCTTGAAGATAAGATGAAACCAATAAATCAATATATGATATACATACAGCGAGACATAGGTTTGACACCAAGATTTTTACCTGATGGTGAAGTAAAAAAACTCTTGAACATGGAAGAAGAAAAATATAGAAAGACATTGTTATGAAGATAGTAATTCCCATGGCAGGCAGTGGAAATCGGTTTGTTCAATCTGGATATACTGAACCAAAGCCTCTTATAAAAGTAAATGGAAAACGAATTATAGAGTATATCCTGGATATGTTTTCTGAAGAAGATGACATTGTTTTTATTTGCAATGAAAAACACTTAGAAGAAACTGATATGGAAAAAGTTTTGCTATCTCTTCGCCCAAAATGCACAATAGTATCCATGCCCGTCCACAAGTTGGGTCCAGTATACACTGTTAAACAGGTCTATGATTTAATTGAAGATGATGAAGAAGTTATAGTTTCTTATTGCGACAACCCATACTTGTGGGACAGGGAAGATTTTAAACGTCACATTGAGAACAACAATTTAGACGGTTGTGTGTTGTCCCATAGTGGTTTTCACCCCCATACTTTAAATTATACTAAGATGGCTTTTATGAAAACAAACGGTGGATTGGTGGAAGAAATTAAAGAAAAAGAATGCTACACCGATAATCCGATGAACGAGCATGCTTCGACTGGAACTTATTATTTTCGAAGGGGATCCGATATTAAAAAATATTTTGATCTCGCAATAGAAAAAGATGTGAATTACAATGGAGAATATTATGTAACGTTAGTGTATAATTTATTAATAAAAGACGGTCTTCTGGTTGGTTATTATGATACACCATTTGCAACTGTAATGGGAACACCAGAAGAAGTAGAAAATTTTGAATCGTGGGTGAACATTTTAAACAAGGGACAGATCAGATCTGAGGATGATCTGATGAATTGTTACCGTTATTGGAAGGAATACCATGAAAGTAATTTATGTTGATATTGATGAAACCATTTGTATTACACCAGACAATCCAAGAATATATGAAAAAGCAAAACCCATAAAAGAGAACATTGAAAAAATCAATGAACTTTATGATAGAGGAAATAAAATAGTTTATTGGACAGCACGCGGAAGTCTGAGTGGGATTGACCGGTATGATTTGACAGAAAAACAACTGTATGAATGGGGAGCAAAATATCATACTCTTAGGTGTGATAAACCCTATTATGATGAATTTTATGATGATAAGGCATTTCGGATAGAAGAATTATGAACTTACCAAAACTGATTGCCCACCGTGGGAATGTAAATGGCATTTCTAAAATTCTAGAAAATACCAAAGGCTATATTGATTCTGCTATAAGATCTGGTTATGATGTTGAAGTTGATGTAAGAACCGGTGACGATGGGGAGTTTTATATGGGACATGATGAACCGCAATATGAAGTAGAACTAGGCTGGTTATGTGATAGAAGTGAATCTTTGTGGATACATTGTAAAGACTTTAAAACCCTTTCGTCGTTAATAAAATGGGACTTAAAGGTTTTTTATCACGAAAAAGAAGACTATACGGTTATAAGCAATGGTTTGATTTGGGCACATAATCTAAATGAAGTTGACCATAACTGTGTAATTCCCCTATTAAGTAAAGAAGACATAAGAAATATACCAGATAGTGAAGTTTGGGGTATCTGCTCAGATTATGTAAGTTTATTATGATAAATTTAATCACATTAGCGGGCGAGGGTTCTAGATTTTCTTCCGAAGGCATAAAAATACCAAAACCTTTGGTAGAGGTCAATGGTGTTCCCATGATAATTCGTTCAGTGAATTGCTTACCCAAAGCAGATGGGTATGTTTTTGTTTGTCGAGAAGAGCACATAGACGAATACCATATGGATAAATTATTGGGTTCTGAATATCCAAACTGCGAAATTATTACTTTGCCGTACACAACAGAAGGGCAAGCCTGCACTGCCGAAATTGGAATTATAAATTCATCCATAACCAACGATGATTCTATTTTAATTAGTTGTTGCGATTATGGTTTAGAATGGTGTCCTAAAAAATACGATCGAATTAAAAATGAGTCTGATGTTGTGGTCTGGTCAACTATTCAGAATGAAGCATTTTCAAAAAATCCATCCTCATATAGTTGGTTGGAAGTTAACGGTGATAAATTAATAAAAACGCATGTTAAACAACATCATTTTGAAGATTCTTATAATAATCGTGCTATTGTTGGAACATTTTATTTTAAACGTGCTGGGGATTTTTTAGGCTCTTTACAAACAATTTATGATCTTAATATACGAAGTAATGGGGAGTATTACATTGATAACATCTTCAATACTATTAAAGATCTTCAAGTTAGCGTTTTTGACGTAGATGAATATCATTGTTGGGGAACACCAGAAGATTTGGAAAATTATGAAAATAAAATACTGGGATAATTCAAAGCAGCCCATTGAAGTGGTTTCAGAACGTGATGTCAAAGTGGGACATTTTACGGATTGTTCTTTTGAAGGCTTTTGTCCTCACTATCCACAACCCTTAATGAAGACCGGTGATGAACTGCTATTACCTACAATTGAAAGATTTATGTCTTTGGGTCGAGGAACAGTTTATGAGGACAAAATGGAATGGGATTGTGTATATGATAAACCACACAAGATCGAACATAACCCCGTGTTTTATTTTGTTTATAATTGTGCAAATTATTTTCATTGGTTATATGACACGGTTCCATATCTTTATACCTATTTCTTAGAAAAACAAAAAAACAAAGACTTGAAACTCTTAATTAGTCCTCCTGAAAACAAAAAAGATCTTTATCCCTTTGTTTATGAAACACTCAGTCTTTTGGGAATTGAAAAAGAAGATTTAGTATTTTTAGATTTTAAAACACTGTATAAAAGTGTTGTTGTTGGTTCTTCTTTGACACATAATAGATTGTCACTAGAACCCCCACACCCTGCTCTTTACAATATCATCGATTCAATGGAAGGCGATGACATATCGGAAGATAGGATTTATATTTCTAGAAGAACGTGGACTCAGAAACACACAGATAATATTGGAACAAATTATACGACAGAAAGAATGTGCGTTAATGAAGATGATGTTGTTGATGTTTTAGGTAAACATGGTTTCAAAGAAATATTTTGTGAAAATCTTTCAATGAAAGAAAAGATCGGGTTGTTTCGATCTGCAAAATACGTTGTAGGACCAATCGGTGGGGGCATGTCAAACATTTTATTTTGTAAACCCGAAACTAAAGTCCTTTCTATAAACAGCCCAGAATTTTTCAAAGTGAATAAAAGACTAGAGTGTGCTTTAAGCCACACTAATCTTCATATGTTTGATAATACAAATTTTGTTAATAGAAAAGAAGAAGTTATTTTAAATACAAATTCATTGTCAATTCAGGGTGGAATAAATTCAAAATGGAAAGTTGATATTAAACCACTAAAAGATAAAATTCTTCAATTATTGAATTTGTAATAACATTCTACCAATCATTATCCCAGTCAAAAGGCTCATCAAGCCAATTCCTGCTCCCAATGGGGTCGATAATAGGTAAATCTTGTTGTTTATCCATTCTTTCATCTTTTAGTACTCCTTCAATCCAGTGTTTATACATCCGGATGCTGGTAGCACTGCATTCAACCACGTTTATTTCTCCGTGACTATAATGCATCGTGTAAGATGAAATAACTCCAATTAGTTTCCCATCATAAAGTACGGCACCACCAGAATCTCCGTGCCATATGGGACCATGCAATGGAAGGAACTTAATAAACCAAGGTTCTTCTACGATAGTCCCATAATAAAAAAATGTCTCGTCTTTTGACCATTTTTTGTGTCCTGCTCCATAACCAACAGTGGTGATATCACTCATTCTAGGATAATCACCATCTTCCCATAGTTCAATGGGTTTTGCCGACATGGGGCATTCAAGAAAAATTAAACCAATATCATGGGCTGATCGCCATCTAAAATAATTTTCATGCATTACAATATTTTTAACCATAACTGACTCACTGCCGTTTTCAACAGAGAATACATCTCCGCCGTCCAAACAGTGGGCAGCCGTTAAAACCACATCGGGTTTAATTAAAATACCACTAGCAATCAGATTGCCATTTTCATCGGCAATCATAACTACTGCGGGGTAGATATCATTTTCCCCCTCATCGAGATACTCGAAATATTGGGGGGAGTTGATTCCTTCGATGACTTCCCTGTCAGTCGCGTTCGGTGGTGGGACAAAAGAGGTTGTCTGTGCTACTTGCTGGCATCCCGCCAGTAGAGAGAGGACGATCATGGTCCTCACTAGTTTAAGGAATCTCATACCAGTATTTATAAGAAAAAGCGGCTGGACAGCCACAGATACCCCAGAAAAATATCAGGAGAGCATATACTACCCCTTGTGGTATTTTTCTGGGCATACTACCGGTTGTATATGCCCTTCCTGATATTGTGGCTGGGGTATGATACCCCCTTCCTGATATCTCTCTGGGGTATCAAAGATTTTAAAGAAAATACTTGACAGAAGAGCTCCGATCTGGTATAATGTACATATGGAAATGAGCCTTTTTGATAACCCTGAAGCCCAAACTACGGAGAACTGCTGATAATGGCAACTATTGCTGAACGACTTGCGACTAAAACCTCTTTCATTAACGAACTTCGATATGACGGATGCAAGGCATCTGGTGTGTCCCGAAGCGACATGATGGAGACTTGCCGTCGCACTGGTTTGTACAAAGTCCCTCCGGGATGGATTGTTCTTGACAAGGATCGCGCTATGGGCGATGCGATGTACACCGTACCCGAAATCGATGACACGGATGCCTATCCTGTCGTCGATAGAGCGATCTCCCAATGCACCGCCGAACCCGTGGATGAAATTTCCACTCCCGTGGTCGGTGCACCTGCGACCGTCGCAACGGATACTGCCTCGATGATCATGGGTATGACCGGCGGTGAACGCGATTCGCTGATTCCCCAGAAGAATCAGGAGTATGTCCCATGGGGTCATTTCAAGGACATCGAAAAAATCGTCCGCACAAGGCGGTTCTACCCGATTTTTGTAACTGGTCTGTCCGGCAACGGTAAGACCCTCATGGTTGAGCAGGTCTGTGCCAAGTTGAAGCGGGAATGCTATCGCGTCAACATCACTCGTCAGACCGACGAAGATGATCTGATCGGCGGATTCCGTCTGGTCGGTGGCGATACCAAGTTCTGCTATGGTCCAGTCGTGAATGCGATGAAGACCGGTGGTGTCCTTCTTTTGGACGAGTGCGACCTCGCGTCACACAACATCATGTGTCTGCAGCCTGTCCTTGAAGGTAAGGGTGTCTTCATCAAGAAAATCGGCGAATGGGTCACTCCCGCTCCCGGTTTCACGGTGTTCGCCACTGCCAACACCAAGGGCAAGGGCAGCGATGATGGTCGGTTCATTGGTACTGGTGTCATGAACGAGGCATTCCTCGATCGGTTCCCGATCACGATGGAGCAGCCTTATGCAACCCCCAACACCGAGACGAAGATTCTCGGCAAGGCTGGTTGCGAAAAAGAGTTTGCCGACCATTTGGTCAAGTGGGCATCCGTTATTCGCAAGTCCTTCTATGAGGGTGGTGTGGATGAAGTCATCTCCACTCGCCGACTCGTGGATATTGTACGTGCTTTTGGCATCTTTAACAGCAAGGAAAAGGCGATTGCTCTCTGTCTTGCCCGGTTCGATGATGACACCAAGCAGGCATTCATGGACCTTTACGGCAAGGTCGATGCTGAAATGCACGACCTTGAGTCAGGCGACGAATCACCAACCGTGTCCGACTCAAATAACAAGTGCCCCTTCTGATGGTTGCTTACAACGATATCATGATCAAGGAACATTGCAAGATCTATCAGGACATTATGATGGTCGTAGACGATGCGTACTTGATTGAAGAAACCCGTACCCCAGAAGGCGGACTTCCGGGTGTACGAGTGTCTGTGCAGGAAGGTGTCAATGATGGCGCCCCTGTCTGGACTGAATGCGATGCTGAATTGACCGAGTGGGTCTGGCATCTTTACAACGATTTCCAAGCGGCGAATCCCCCGTCCGTTTGGGATGAAATTCCCTTTTGAAAGGAAAAAAAATGAAGAATCTAAACATTGACAACGGAATTAACGAAGATTGGACATTTGACAATCTCACCCCACAGCGTAAGGCATACGTGGAAGCGATCGTGAAATATGCAGATTTGATCCACATAGACTGCGACAAGGACGTGTTCTGCCGTACGGAGCTTCGAGCGATTTCGACCGCTTATAAGAAGAAGCGATGGATCCCAAATTGGATCACCCATGACAAGGAACGTCGTGCAGGAACAGGCGAATTTTACCTCCCTGAGGTCAAAGAACTGTTCAGCATGGGTCAGATCCAGCCTTATGGCAGTGAAACCGTAGCACAGGAACTGACAGCAACAGTCTGATGAAACTTAAAAAGAACGAATTGAAAAAATGGCGAGAAAACTACACCCCATGGGGGGAACACCGCGTCGTGACGGAGGGTCTTGAACTCAACGTACATTTTGATGAAAAGAACTGGGTAAAGGACATTGGTGGAAAGTGGAATACTGTCAATGAAACTTGGTGGATTCCTAGTGTTGAACTAACCAAACCGGTTGATTCTTCGCTCCCCCACATCATAATGAGCAGCGTATCTGACGTTGATCAGACGCTTGCCCCTGCTGCCAATATTCTTGAATGGTTGAATAACAATAAGATGATCAACCGTACCTATGGTGATGTCAATATTGAAATGGCAGAGGAAGATTCTGAGAATCTCGCATCTGATGGAAATGATATCGTTAGTGAATACACTATGATTAACGGCATTAACACTATCAAGATTGAATGGTGGCATTCTTTAGACTGCGTTCGTTTTATTGGCGATACATCACTTAGTGATATCGTCCCATCTGTGGGCACCAACCAATGCTGGGACAATAGAATAATGTGGAAAAATTCTTTAAAGGCTAAAGATATTTGGGAAGAACTCATTAATGTTGGATTTAACGTTACCACACACTATTCTGCAAAATCTAAGGCGAT